TGCTAAGTCTTCATTGTTAACAATAAAGTCTGTCATACGTGTTGCGGCTGAGTTAAGTGCATCTGAAAGACCACCTTCACCAACTGCAATCAAGGCATTATTACCTGCGATACCTAAGTTGGATAATGATACTGATAAGTTTTTAGATGCCTTTTCCATACCCCCACCAAAGTTCTCATTGAGTCCTTCAAGTAGTGCATCTTTAATTGCCGCGGCACCTTCTGCTGTTTTACCAAATTCTGATATTTCTAGTCTTGCTAATCCTAGCTTTTCTTCTAAGATTTTGAATGCTGGAATACCTCTATCAGCGAGACGGTTAAGTTCTTCTAAACCTAATCCGCCTGCTGTAGTTCTTGAGAACAAATCTGTAACGGCATTCAATGACCCGACACGGTCAGTGGTAACAGACGCCATATCACCAAATGTTGTTAGAAGTTCTTCGGTTGGTTCAATACCCGATGACTTCAATTTGATGAATGTCTCTGTTAGTGTTTCGATATCAAAAGGTGTACGTGTTGCAAAGTCATTGATAAACTTAAATGCATCATCGCCAGCTTTTGCTGAACCTGTAACTGTATCAAGGGTCGTCTTCAAATCCTCTGCACGTGAACTTGCTTCAACGACTGACTTAGTAAATGCTGTAATACCACCTATTGTGATAGCACCTGCTAGTAATCCTTTCATTTTACTGAAAGACCCTGATGTTTTGTTTATTGACTTGTCAACCTTGTCAAACTGTTTGTCTAGTTTCCCCACCTTTTTATTCAGTGGAGTCATTGACCTTGTAATACTGTCTAATTTACTGGTTGCTTTGTCGAGGGCTTTGATTTCAATTTCAATACTTGTGTTTGCCATGTTTTCGCTTACTCCTTAAGTCTTTTAATTTAAAATACTCGGCCCATCCTATGAATTCCGATGCTGACATTTCCATAATCTCGTCAACAGTCTTATGCAGTAGTTCTGCTAACTGATACAGGAAATATGTATCAGCATCGGCACTTAGTTTTTTGCTACTTCTTCCGCTGTAGGTTCTACATTAAGAATATGCGTAGCCATACGTGTCACAACTTCTGGATCAACCGAGTTCATTATGTCGAACTTGTCTGCACCGACGAACATCGGTTTACCATCTTCTGTTAACGCACGTTGAATTAGGACTGTTGCTAATGCTTCCGCTACTTTATTTTCACGATGCAAAGCAACAACCGATTCGGTTTGCTTTAGTGTTGCACTAGACTTAAAATAAATCTTACATTCCCATTCTGGGCATTCTACCCATTCGAGTTTGTCTGATAGTCTAGTTTTAAAATGCGTTTTCGCATTGTTTATTACGCTCATTAGTTTACCTCATATGAAATTATATTATGATATAGTTTCAGTTAAGGCACCTGTTCCTGTTACGTCAAAACTCACGGTAACCAAATCTGCTACACCAACTTCTACTGACCTTGAAGTCACGATACATGATCCACTATATTGTACTTGATTAGATGAACCATCATCAACTACTACTGTAAGTGTGATTGCTGATCCTACTGCAACTGCTGAATCTGTATCGTCAAATACTGCTTCAACTGTTCCACTCCAAGACTTTAGTGAACCTACAAACGTTTTGTAACCTGCGTTACCCATCGCTGTAGTTTCTAGTGTATCTGCTTCTTCATTAATCGAAAAAGAAGTGATGTTTGCAAGATTGTTCAAACCCGCTGATATTGAACCGTCTTTACCTTTTAGAACTGCCATTGTTTGCTCCTATTACTGTTATTTGTCTAAATCACCTTTGGGGTGAATATATTCTACTTGCACGATTATTTGAACCGCACCTAATGGAAAAGTCGCACCTTCGTCTGTGTTAACTTCTGTTATCACAGTGTCAGTTGCATAACCATTTCTTTTTGTATCTTCATACAATTTCGTTTCAATGTCATCTAACAGTTTGTTTCGGGCAGTATCTAAGTACTTTCCTTTAACAAACCCTGTTAGAATAAACTCGATTATTCCTTGTCTTGATGATTTTGTAATGTCAGATTTTCTTTCTGACCCACTTAACACTAAGACTGCTGGAACTTGAGCATCACTTAATTCATTTGGTTCGAAAACATCACGTGTAACAAATCTAACAGATTTAAGTTCCCTTAACTCTGAAACGATGTTCTTTGCAATATTTTCTCTATAACTAGTTTTGCTCATCTCAAGTCCTTTTCTAACTGTCTAACGAAAGATTTAACGACTTGCGACTGTTCAGATGAAGTAACACCTATAAAAGGTCTTGTCTTTTGATTCTTTTCAGCTTTCACTCGTTCTTCCTTTCTTTTAAACCCAACAATAATAATATTGTTAGATTTACGTTCAACATCTAGGTTTGATAGCATCCTGCCTGAAAAGTTAAGGTCTGGTTTAGTGCCTCTACCTTGACTATTTCTATACTCCCGATAACCGGGACTATACTTCTTGAATGCTCCTCTCAACCCCACTCCACGCTCGGTTCTCATTAAGATTATCTCACGTGTCTTCTCTCCACTTCTATTTAGAGCTTTTGGGATTGACCTTTTCAGGTTAGCCCCATAACGCTCCATAAATCGTTTAAACTTCTTACTATTAATAGTAATCGTTGCCATTAACGAATTATCCGTCTAGTGTGAAACGGTTGCTTCTCGGTTTGTTCGACTGTGCCATCGTTGTCAAAATCGTATAAAACTCCATCTCTCAAAATAGAGTTAAATTCTTCATTGTACTTTTTACGATAGTGCATCATCATTACTTGAAACCTGTCTTCACTGCCTTCATTATTCCATTTTGTTAACTGCGGTAGTGCGTATTCTGAAAGAACACGATATACAGCACAACGTTCGAATTGTGATTCAGTTAAACGAGCATCATCCATTTCTAAGCTAGGTAGTGAACGAGATATATCATAGTTAGTAACATTACGTGAACGAACCCACCACTCATCACGCAATCTACGTAATATATCATCACGTGCTTTTGCATGTTCGTCAGTGAATTCATCGATACCGAATGTTAAGATATCTGGCTGATATTTAATCAAATCAGCGTCAGTTGACATTGCCATTGTGCGTTCTCCTAGTAGCGTTTAAGAGAGGGGATTGCTCCCCTCTCAATCAGTTAATCAATCTCTATTATTGGATTGAAGAGTCAAATTCCATCTCGATTCCATAAGAATCAAAGATTTCACCTTTACCGTAAACTGCTGTTGCTACTAACTCAGTTGCACGTAATGAAGCATCACGTTGTTGCTCGATTTGGATATCTTGCATCATTGCTAAGCCTAGTGCATCTCTGTGGAATAGTCCACCTTTGTAGTCACCAGTTGTGCCAGGATCATTGTCTGATGCGTCTGTCATGTTAGATGATTCAAAGATTGGAACACCAGCTAGAGTTCCTACATAACCAGAACGTAGTGCTTCTGTTTGGAAGTCACCGCCTGCATATACGTTTGTGCCAATAGCCGCTTTTAAATCATAAGCTACTAATGGGTGTAGAACACATGCTAGGTCTGTTGCTGGAACACCGTTTTTACGTAGATTTGCTACTGCTTCAAAGATTTTGTTAACAGTGATAGTTTGGTCTGCCGCGCCTACGCCTGTAGAGAACGAACCAAATAATGCAGTAAGGTCTTTATCCATACGTGTAGCGATTGCTTCACCGAATAAACGTCCTACATCTGCAATAACGTTTGATGAACTTGTTCTTAAAGCAAGGTCAGTAACAGTTGTCATTACACCTACTTCTGATACAGTAAGAGTTGCGCCATCAGTTGAAATAGCCGAACTTGATAGGTCAGAGCCTTCTGCGATTGCAGCCGCCGTAACTTTTGGATAAGTTGGGACTACGATTGATTTACCACTGTTTAGTGGCATTGTAAAGTTTTTCACAAGCCCACGCATAATTGATTTTTCGTTTGCTTGGAACATTGCTTCTGCTACGATTTGTGGCAGAAGGTCGTTCAGTGTTGTTGTTGTTGTGTTAGCCATTGTAATTCTCCTATTATCTTGGCGTTATTAAATTACATTCTCTGCTTAGTTCGCCATTCTTTATATTTGGCTCTATCAGCAGGATTGCTCATATCTAATTTTGTTACATCCATTTCTGGTGCAACATCGCCTCCGACTTTACTTTGTGAACCAGTGCCTGGGACACTAGCTGCCGCAAAGTGCGGGTTCTTAGTAAGAAAGTCTTTAACCAAATCTTGAACTTGCATTGCTGAACCGTTATCTGTGTAAGCTGGTGTTCCACTTTCATCAAGAACTTCTGCTTCACCTTGTTCGTTCAAACGAACTCGATTCTTTAACAAGTCTGCCACTTGGCTTGGAGCAATCGCTTTAAGTGATGCCGCGTTGTTTAACAATGCTCCATCTACTTTTTCACGTTTCAACGTGCCTTCTAATTCAGAAATTTTTGAACTAAACTTTTCAGCTTGGTCTTTTAGTACTTTCTCGAATTCACCACGTTGTTTTTGTTGCTCTACTTTTTGGTTTTCCTCTTGAGTTTGCCAATTCTTGTATTGTTCAACATCGATGCCATCAAACTTTTTACGTTCTCTTGCAACTCTATCTGCTACAATACGATTAACCTCTTCCTGAGAAAAGCCGTTTCTTTCATTACTATCCAGAGAATTTGTTGGTTCTGTAGTCTCCGTTACTACATTGTCTACCTGATTATCTTCAGTCATTTTGCCTCCATTGAGTGAAACCTACTCACGTGAGTAGTGTATAATTGTATTTATGCTTTTTGTTTGGAAGATAAATTGGGACAAAGTATTGACTATCAGACGAATCATTGCTACAGTGTACGTGTGTTAAACAAAGGAGATACACAATGACTTATGAAACAGTAACAGAAGAAACTTTGGTAAATTTGGTAAATTGGTGTAATGAGCAAATGTTAGAATTGTCAATCTGTATGGTAGATGTGCTTTCAAGTCCAGCAACTATGCAGATAATCAATAACTGGCATTCTGTATATAACTAAAAACTTGACAGATTACAGAATCAGTGTATATTATAAGAGTAAGATGAAAAAAGAAAGTGATTCTTACATAACTTTTAAATGTCAAAGGAGAAAAAAATGACAAAACAAAATGTAACTAATCAACTGATTGAACTTTTCAAGAATGAGTTGAATGAAGAACTAGGTAATCTTAACGATGCCGAATTACAGACAGTTTCCGAAAATACGACTGAAATCGGTTACGGTTCTGTATCAGATAAAGTAATCTCGCTTGTTAATGAATTAAAGTCTTAACAAGCAATTAAAAGAGCAGTAGAAATACTGCTCTTTTTTTTCGGTCAAAAACTTGACAGATTAGCGAATCATGTTATAGTAATTACATAATGACAACTAAAGGATACTAAAATGTTTAATGCAAAATTGTATGAAACTTTCAAAACTGCGTGTTCACATCGTGATATGGAAATACATTGGGATGTTAGTTCATTGAATGTTTATTTTGACAATGGCAACTATATTATGCTATGGACGCCTTTAAATAAACTTCCTAGAAGACAAGAAATTGAAACAGACAAAGATGTTCGAATGGAACTTGACAGTTTAAATGACAACATGCACGATTACCATATTGAGTGTAATGCAAAAGATATGGACAGAATGTCTAGATTCTTTACAGCCGCACATGCTAATGGGAAAATAACAAAATTAGAAAACAATCCTACTGTAGACGGATGGTTTGATTTGTTTGATTATGCACAAGATAATGGTGCAATAGATATGGATTATGCTTTTTGGTGTCTTACAGTAGAAGAGGAGACAGCGTAATGAATAACTTTTTAAGCATATATCAACATATCAATGAGAACTATTCCGGTAGTCATAAAGATATCTTTAATATGGCTATACAAGCCTATGAAGATGAATATGGTGAAGTCAGCGACCAAACTGCTGATGAATGGTTCCAAAACTTGACAAAATAGCGAATCATGTTACAATGTTTACATAATCAAAAGAGAGGAACTAAAAATGTCTAGTGTAGTACTAAAATCTAAATGCGGAAATAAAAAGCCCAAGCCTATGGATTTTTACTTATCAGGCACTGAAATTTATAAAAGGTG